AGTTGCTGTGAGTAAGCAGAGTTAGGCCCATACAAATCTTGTAGTTGTTGACCTTGATTCTTATACTCTTTAGCAGCACCGTAACGGTTCCAAATCTGACCTAAGCCGGCACCGATAGCACCAAAGTCTGTCGAGCCAGAAGTTTGAGGAACGTTTTTAGCTGGTCCCATAGTACGCTCTGCGTTAGCAGCCGCACCACTTGCCATTTCTCCACCAATCATACCGCCAACACCACGAAGTTCTGGAGCTATTGAACCAGCAATTAGACTACCTAAAGTGCCACCAGCCTGACCAGCTAGTTTACCTCTAGGATTGTTCCACAGGTTGTATAATGAATAAGCTGTTGCAGCAGCAGGATGGCCTCTTAAAGCAAGACCTAGACCAAACTGTGCTGCACGCTTACCATACATATCCCATTTTGCCTTCAGCCAGTCCATAGCATCATAGTCTACATCAGCACTAGTATAAGGCTTTTGGTCAGAATTCCACATATTATCTTGCAGTGCTTCTAGACCATACGCTCCATTAGGGCTTAGTAAGTCTTCAGCAAAACTCAGGTCTTTTTGTGGTTGTCTATGTGCTAACCAACCTAACGGATCATAGCCACCAGAGTTACCACCAGTGTCAGTATAATCTGTGTTGTCATAGCCCATTCGTTGATCGTAGGTTTGTGATGGGTTGGTAAAATACTGAGTATCATCAGTATCACCAAACCCACCTGAGCCCATTGTAGAGCCTAGTCCATCGTCACCCATATTATTTCCTTTAGATTAACTTGACCAAATTTAGCCTAGAGCCAATTTGTAAAGTTATATTAGAAGCGTTTACTTCTGAACGAGCTTGAACCTGGAAGTTACCAGCGGTAGCACCAGTACGTATAATACCACTAATTCTTGCTGTGTGGTTACTGTTAATAGCTGTAACACCAGTTCCTAAAACTGTACCTGTGTTTGCTGCTACAGCAGCATTTGGGAATATAGTTCTTAATTGTGAAGCAGCGGCAGTAGATGTAATTGGTACAACTATCTCAGCCATAACTCTACAATCTGCTGGGGAAGTGTAACCTAACCCAAGGCCTGTAGTTGTTGCAGCAGATTGAAATGTAACAAAGCAGTCTAACAAGTAAGTAGAGTTTGCATCCATTGCTGCAACAAGTTGAGTAACGTTTGCAAACGTTGTGGTACTAAATACTTGAGTAGAAGTTAAAGCAGCATCTACAAATGTTAAGCTACCTCCGCCACCGCCTCCGGTAGCTGCAATTGTTAATGTGTTAGCAGCGTCGTTATACGTAAGCGTGACATTAGACCCAGCTACTAACAGAGAGCCAACACGATCATCAACAGCTTCAGAAAAATCACTAATCGTACTAGCTGTTTGTGTACCAGTATGATTAGCTCTATTTAGAAGAGTAGCATCTGAGCTATTAGCTGTAGCTCCTGTAGCAATACCTGCTAACTTTGTTTCTTGTGCTGTTGTAAAACTAGCAGTTGTGTTAGTTAATACTACAGCTAAAGGTTGATAAGTACCTGTATGTAAATGCCCAAGTTGAGAGTATCTAGCATCACCACGAGTGGTGTTAAAATACTGTGTATGGTCATCTGCTGCTAGGTTGGTAAGTAAGCTGTGATCTGAAGTACCACCACCTCCACCAGCAGGGGCGGCCCACACCCCGTCACCTCTAAGAAACACAGCGTTACTAGGGGTGCCAGTACCTAGTTCATCTGGAGGTACAATTAAGCTCGGAGATAATATAGCATGTACTGGCATATTATGGTTTAGTAGTACCTAAATCGGTAGTTGTTAAAGCCCCTAAAGTAGAGATTGTTACTCTCCAATAATGAGGGGTAGCCTGTGTGTCTTTAAGCACAAGTCCTTTTGTAGCTAAGTCTATAATAACGTCATCAGTAGTGTCAACGCCACGACTTGATCTAGTACTGGTTGCTTCTGTGTGTTGTGCAGAAGTAAGGTGGTAGCGTTCTGAAGCAGCACCACCTTGTACTGTTTGTAGATCATTGTGTAATCTTGTGGGAATATCTGTTAGGTTTGCACCTGACTTGTTGATATTAGCCCACAAGATATTAGTTTGACTATTGACAAACGCCACCAACTTAACATACCAATCAATCCAGCCATAAGAATTAGGTGGATCGTTGACTGGTGCTGGTGGAATAATATCAGCCATACTTTATGTTGGAGAAATTAAATATTCAATAGATGCGTCAATTTGTGCTCCAGTGCTAAAAGTAATTGAGGCTGATCCAAATTGAGCGGTTTGCGAGTCGATGTACATGGTCGCCAAAGAACTTCCTCCCTGAACAATGACCGTGGCGCTGTGATACGTGCCTGTACTTGATTTGATTCTTGCAACACCCGTGGCAGTGACCCACGCCTCAAACGGAAGTTGGAAAGAATAATCCCCACTTCCAATTGTTGCCGTTGAGCCACGAATCAAGCCAAAGGTTGCCCAGCACCGGCGCCCGGCTCGGTTGTAATATCCGTAGCTCGTTGAATTGCCAAGGGTCGGGTTTGTGACGCTGGCAGTCCAAGTAAAAGCGAACGTGCTAAGTGTGTCGTAAACCGTGTTTGGGTTCGGGTTGCCAATAGTAGTGGCGCGGTTGTCTACAACTGTCCCAAAGTTGCTGCTACCAATTGCAATTTTATTGGTGGGGCCGAAATCCACGTTGATGCACGCTGCGTCAATGATGACATTCTTCCCCGCGCTAACGCCAAAGAAGTTTCCATCAATGATGTGATCGACGCCTAGGATCGTAATGTCAATCCCCGAAGTCGTCAGCCGGTTTCCTCGCATCACGATTTTTCCGCTGTTGGCGTCGAACTTCAGCGCAGTCCCGAGCGAATCAGTTAAGACCGCGTAGTTCATGCCGGAGAAGTCAACCAACGATGAACCACCGGAGAGATTTGAAAATACGCGACAAGTTGGTCGAGTTGAATCGTCTACACCAGTGCTGCGGATCGCATAGGTCGTACTAGGAGTCGTCGGATTTAAGAAGCATGAATCTACTCGTAGGTAAGTTGCCGCAAGTGCGTTGCTACCAATAGCCGGCTCAACGATAATTGAACTATCTGCCGTGTCATTAATACGGCAATGTGCAATTAAGATATTATAGCCACGCGGTCTAACACCACCTCCGGTATATGTAGCCCCATTTCCCTCAATACCAACACTAATAAGCTTAAATCCACTATTATCTGCTTTTAACAAGTCCCCATTAAATTGCTTGTTAAAATAACAAGTATAGGGATTATTACCAATAATAGCATCACAAGTAGAAGGAACTACAAGTTGAGACGTAATGTTAATTTTTCCAGGAATCCTTACTACTTTTGCTGCTGCCATTGCACTATTCATAGCAGCAGTTGAATCATATGTAGATGTTCCATTTAGAATAGTAGCCCACTCAGATTCAGGAATCCAATTAAGAACGCTTACTTCAGAAATAGGATCTGCTAAAGAAGCATCAGGAAGTAGTCCTTTGTAAACTAAGTCATTAACGTCATTAAGCCAACTAGAGGCAATTACTGTACCACTTGTAAAATTTGTGTCGGCCATAGTTTAATGTGCCCCTATATTGATTTCTAGTTCTAGGTATTTCATACGAATAGGATAATTGTCCTCATACAAAAGCCTAAAGCTCCGGTTTCTAAATCTACCAGTACGGTGGGCTCTAGGCATATTGCTAAACACATTTAGTGATGCTGTGCCAGTAGGTCCATCAGACCAGTCGTTATCACTCCACTGTAAAGTTACATTACTGGTTCCTATATTAGCTTGTCTGTCACAGACTAAACTAACTCGATTGCAGGTTTTCCAGTTAACTGATCCAAACAGATCATCTTCAGTGGTGTAACTACAAATGTAGTTTGTTCCCTTATCATTATACACGAGTGGGGACAAAATGTCAATAGTACCACTACCAGCATTAGCAATATACTGAGAACCGTCAAACTTAGACCAAGCAGCTTCAGGAGCTAGAGTTCCTGTAGGACTACGCCACTCATACCACATCTTTTCTTCTAGGTCATAAACCCAAGTAATGTCTGTGGTAGTTAAGCTATAAAACGTATGTCCTGATACAGATAAAATAACACCTTTAGCTGTAGTGGCTCTGGACGTACCAGTAAATCCAGAAGTAGCTGTTGCTTGAATACTGCGCTCAACAACTGCATTAGAGATTTTATCTGCTTTAAAGTTCTCCATCATGTAGACAGCAACGTTGTTATTCTTGTCTTGTCCGACAAAGAAATGTTGATCTGCTACTTGAGCGTAAGCTGACAGATAACCAATACTCTTAAAGCCAGAGTCGTTTCTACTCAAAGGTGATCCAGTAGCGTTGGCCGCATCCCAGAAAATCTCTGTAGAGTTATAGCCCATTGCAACAATGTAATTCTTGTTTCTGAATAGAGCACGAATATTATCCGCGTTCATTTCAGCATCAATATCATTACCTGCTGTCCAAGCATCGAAAGTATCTGTATCGCTGTTGTAAATTGTGTTGTTACTGGCAAGATAAACAGTGCCGTTTAACACAGCAAATCTTGGAGCAAACGTAGCTGGCATATCAGGATCAGATACAGCAGCACCAGCAGTATCAGGATATACACGAAGCTGCTGACTCCAAAGATCAGCACCATCAGAAATCAAGATGTAAACTTCACCAGTTGACTTTTGAAATGTGTCAAAGCACACCTCACCAGAACTAGTGTTTAATGTACAAATGAGAGAAGTGTAAGCGCCTGCTGGATTAGGAATATACTTATATACCTTGTTGAGAACAGCCCAAAAGTAAATGTCTTCTTGCTCTTCGTAGAAGTACCCACGAATAGAATCAGTGTTACTTACCTTAGTAAGACTTTGGGCTGTGGCAACTACACCAGGGCGCTTAACCAAGCAAACTTCTCTTTGCTTATTTTCTTGACTAATTCTGTCGTAGAAAAAGTTAATGATATGACTGTCTCTACGAACAGTGTTGTCTTGACTACGCAAAGTAGAAGTAGCATCAAACTCTACTTTTACAGTACGGTAAGTAGTTTTTTCTGGTGTGTTTGTAAATGCCACAATTACCTCATTCTCATTTCAGGCTGCACTAGAAGTGAACTATCTTCATCACCATAGCCTTGAGCTTGCTCTAGATAAGCTTTAGCTTCAGATTTTAGTGCTTGACGATCCTGCAAAGGTACACCAAACTCAGGAGCTAGATTAACAGCTAACTCGTAGATAATTGCGTCAGTCCAATAAGCAGGAAAATCAGGAGTATCTGCTGAAGATACAAATCCGTCAAACTCTTTTTGGTAAACAACAACTAGCGATTTGTTAGCAACCGCTCCCGCATCTGGTGCAGGCCAGATTGACAATGTACCATTTTCCAAATTAGGATTAAAAGTCCAGTGGACAGGATTACCAGTGGAATTAGTAGGCAGTCTATTATAATCATAGCGACTCTTATTAATAAGCTCATACTGTGTTCCACCTGTAGTATCCTTTAAAACTACTTGGGTTACTTTTAATGAATTAGAGATTGTGTAGTCTTTGGTAGATAATACTAAAGTTACAGGTAACTCAATTCGTTTCCAGAGAGGCATACCTAACGTAGCAAACCTAAGCACAATATTATTAAGTGCTTGCGTCCCATTAGTATAGGATTCTGTAGAAGGAGTTTCTCCCTCTGAAAGCACTCCACATTTACGCAAAGCAGCCTTAATTAAATTGTCTCGATTTGATTCATAAGATGTAGAGCCTGAAGTAGCCATATTGTTCCTTAGTTAAAAGGCCCATCTGGAACTACAGAAGCAGCCTTAAGCGCTACTAAAGTAGCATAATCAATTGTTGTTACGTCAGCCCTGGCACAATCAGCTTCTGCTAAATCAGCATAACTAGAAGCTCCCCAAGCAGTACAGGCATTGACAAATACATCAGCAGGACGATTCCTAATTTCTGGTACTGCTAACCCTGATTCCCTAACACGAATATACTTCTGTGGGTGGTCATTTTCAAAGTCATCTTTGCAAACTACAAGGTCATCCCACCTCTTCATTAGCTCAGTGAATTTGAATTTATGACCACACACATCACAAATCCCGTTATAAGAACCTTTTTTAAAATAGGTTCCTGGCATATTTATCCTCTATCTTGAAAATCAGATAGCCTGTAGGCTCTAATTACTGTGTCAATCTTTGCCTCCATAGCAATTTCCATTTTATCCATTCTAGTCCATAGCTCCTGTTTAAACTCTTTAAAGTCTTCCTTTTTAAAGTAAGTTTCTTTAATATGTTCAATCTTGGATTCTTGGTCATTAATACGTTTTTGCAAACTGTTAATTTGCATTTTACCAAGCCAAGCTACAAGAGCTACTAGACCACCAACTACCCATTCAACGATTTGGTTGTCTAACATAAAATTTAATAACTACGAAACAAGTCCTACGCCAGCATCAAGGATCGTCACAGACACAGAGCCGCCGAGCACTGTTGCCGTGCCGTTCGTCCGCTGTATCACACGCAAATACACGCGACAAGTCGTAAGCGCCCCAGCGGTTCCGACATCGGCCTGACTGATCGGCAAACACCGAAGCGTCAGAATGTCGCCGTTTTGGTAAGCACCAAGGTACGGATCGGCGTCGGTCGTTGACGCAGACCCAGCCCAAAAGAATGGCAGCGTCGTGCCATCAGACGGGCGAGGCTGAAGGAACACGCCACGCAGATTTTCCGCACCGCTGTTTATGCGGACTTTTAGATACGGGGCAAGGGTAGTGAATCCGGATACGACATGCTGCCCGCCGCAGTCAATAGATCCGCTGTCGTGCGCTTGCCCCGCCGATTGAGTCAGGACAAGCGTGCATCCCGGCTGATCCGCAGACAGAACCGCCGAAACAATGCTTGCACTTCCGCTTGCGACGTACCCTGTGGGCACCGTGCCACTGACGTTTGTTCCGCTAGCCGCACCCGTGCCAGTAGCAGCGAAGTTTAAGGACGTGGAGCGATAGGCAGGAAACGCCGACTGAACAACGCGCCGCAGAGTTGGCAGCATCCCGAGACGAGCAATCATAGTGCCACCTGCTGTCGTCGGATGAACCGATGCATCAGTGTATCCCGTCAGCGGCTTACCGGGGTTTGCCGGATCTTCGTAAACGTCCGCCCGACTGGCGAAGATATCTCGTCCATTATCTAGCGATAAGATGTGGTCCCGAACCTGCTGATACACCAGAACCTTTGCTGCCGTGTCGTAACTGAAACTCGGGTGTGGCGTGTTGATGATAAGCCTGGCGGTCGGGTATCGGCCTCGTGCGGTATAGATCCACTGTTGAAGGTCTGCGCGACATTGCGAGAACGTGCGGCCACCTGAAATGTCGTTTGCTAACAGGTCTACCGCGATGATTACTTCGGGCTTCAGGCTGGCAGTATCAAGCGCCGCGTAAAGTTGGGTCGGAAGATCACTGTTGATTGTTGCAAGCGTTTGCCCGCTGTAAGCGTAATTGCCCCACTTGTCGGCGCGAGTCGTTGCGGTGATCTTGCCCCACCGTAAAGGTGCATCACACAGCGCATTTGCGAAATGGACTTCGCTGCCAGTGTTCCACCATCCGAGCGGGTCAGCCCCCGCGCTGTTGTTGCGCTGGGTTGCGGATGCGTTCGCGCTATTATTAATGCTGTTTCCAATTGTTACAGTTAATAACTGTGGTCCAACATATTGAGATGATTTTCCTAGTAATGTTACTGGAATATTATCTGTGGTTGTACCAATTACCCCAGTTGCCCCCGCTGCTACTTGTGCTCCACTTAAATCTGTGTAGCCGTTAGCTACAGATGGATTAGTTGAAACTGTCATAGCTTATACACACTTGTTAACGTTAACAGTAGCACTTGTACCTGAAATAGCAGTTACACGAGCACGAACATACTTCCAAGGAGCATTGGTAGTAAACCCGTCAGAACTAGAGTCAGTACCAGAAAGAGTAATTGTACCTAAGGTAGTAGATACAGCATATGTACCATCGTTAGATACATCAATAACTACAGTAGCAGTAACAGCACCTGAACCAGTTACTGTAGCTTGAAAACTTGTTTGTGGAGCATCTTTAAACTGCCAGTCACCTGTAGAGGTAGCAGTAGCACCAACGAGTAGATCGGTAACACGACCTGATTTTACAAAAACATTGTCAGACATAACCCAACCTTTCCAAGAAAAAGGGCTCCCGAAGGAGCCCTATAATTAGTCGTCGATAGCTTCGCCTGGGCCAGGTACGAAGTATTCAATCTTCACGTAACCTGTACCGCCTGCGGTAGAGCTGCCTACAGTGTAGGTGCAAATAACTTGCTTATCTGAGTCTAGCTTGGTGCCAACAGAAGCACCAGTAGCAGTGCCAGCAGCAGCATAACCTACCTTAGTAGTTGCCATGCTAAAAGCATTCAGAAGTGCTGTAGTAGAGCCGGACCAGCCTACAGAAATAGCACCAGCAGCAGTAGCTGCGTTGTCCATTTGTAGAACATAAACACCGGCAATAATTGCGTCCTTCGGTAGAACACACTTAAGAGTTGAGCTATCTGTACGAGCAACCGGGAAAATCTTAGTTAGAAGCTCCCGTGGTTTTGGGTAACTAAGACCCACAGTACCAACAGTCATATTTAGCTCCTATTAAGCACCCATACTACCGAACACGCCTCTAGGATCGGTCCAGCCAAATGAGTAACGAGCGGTAGCCTTGAACTTAGCGTTCTCGGTATCAAAGTCGTTATCCATTTCAAAGGCATCGGCACGACGCTCAAAGTGCTTCATACCATGTGGAACATCGGTACGAATAAACCAGGCATCTGGATCGGTGAGGTAGTGGTTAACAACAACCTCAGGAACCATGCCTAGAGCCTTGAGTGCGTTGATATCGTTGGTGTCAACACCAGGACGACCATCAGGAGCAACTAGACGCTTGGCTTCAAAGATGTTCTGGCGAGCGATAATTAGGCTCTTAGGACGAACGCTAATTAGCAGACCACGATCATTGGTAAAGCCGGCAATGTCAATCATTGCTTGCTCAAGAGCAGCTTCTGAAAGGTCAGCAGCCGTGGTTAGACGGTTAGACCAAGTGCCACCAGCAAAGTTAGGATGTGAGGTGCTCAGAAGAGTTACACCGTCACCACCAACATAACCAGCGGTTTCAGCGCGGTTATAAACGTTAGCAGCGATGATTTCCTTAGTCTGACGCATAGAGAAAGCAAGGCCTTGGGCTTTACGCTGACCAACTACATCATACTGATCG